GGGATGTTCACGGTGTTGACCCTGAATCTCAAGAGAAGTCGGGTGTGTGGGATGTGAGAAGAGGACGCTGGTTATTAAAACCTAACGCGAAATGTCACGCTTGGGGTGTTGCGGAAGATGCTAATCACAAGTTAGTTATCGTGTTACTTAACTGGGATGAAGGAAAACCTGTTTGTGATGAGACGTGGTTCAGATTGGCGGTTTCTAGCGACTCTTTAGTGTACTCGGATATGGGTAAACTCAAGACGTTAACGTCATGTTGTAGAGATGGTGAGCCTCCGGAACCTACGGCGAAAGTGGTTCTAGTTGACGGTGTTCCAGGCTGTGGAAAAACAAAGGAAATCTTGGAGAAGGTTAACTTTTCCGAAGATTTGGTGTTAGTTCCTGGAAAAGAGGCGTCGAAGATGATTATTCGAAGAGCAAACCAAGCAGGCATTATAAGGGCTGACAAGGATAACGTAAGGACGGTAGATTCCTTCTTGATGCACCCGCCAAAAAGGGTGTTCAAAAGGCTGTTTAGCGATGAAGGACTGATGTAGCATACAGGTCGTGTTAATTTTTTGACGTTGCTATCTCAATGTGATGTGGCATACGTTTACGGTGACACACAACAAATTCCCTTTATCTGTAGGGTTGCGAATTTTCCTTATCCTAGTCATTTTGCGAAGCTTGTCGTAGACGAGAAGGAAGACAGAAGGGTTACGCTCAGGTGTCCGGCGGACGTTACGTTCTTCTTGAATAAGAAGTACGATGGTGCAGTTCTATGTACAAGTTCCGTGGAGAGGTCGGTTAGTGCGGAGGTCGTGAGAGGAAAAGGTGCTTTAAACCCAATAACTTTACCGTTAGAGGGAAAAATTCTCACTTTCACACAGGCAGATAAGTTCGAATTGTTAGACAAAGGCTACAAAGACGTAAACACGGTTCATGAAGTTCAAGGCGAGACGTACGAAAAGACAGCTATTGTTCGGTTAACAGCAACTCCCTTAGAGATCATATCAAGAGCGTCACCTCATGTTTTGGTGGCGTTGACAAGGCACACCACACGGTGTAAATATTACACAGTTGTGCTGGACCCAATGGTAAACGTGATTTCTGAATTGGAGAAACTGTCCAACTTCATTCTTGACATGTACAAGGTGGAGTCGGGAACCCAATAGCAATTACAGATCGACACAGTGTTCAAGGGGACAAATTTGTTCGTCCCTACGCCTAAGTCAGGAGATTGGCGAGACATGCAGTTCTATTATGACACTCTTCTTCCCGGAAACAGTACTATTCTTAACGAATTTGATGCTGTAACTATGAATTTGAGGGATATTTCCTTAAACGTCAAGGACTGTAGGATCGACTTCTCAAAATCAGTGCAAGTGCCGAAAGAACGACCGGTTTTTATGAAACCTAAATTGAGGACGGCGGCAGAAATGCCACGTACTGCCGGGTTACTTGAAAACCTTGTCGCGATGATCAAAAGAAATATGAACGCACCAGATTTGACGGGGACGATTGATATAGAGGACACTGCGTCGTTAGTAGTTGAAAAGTTTTGGGATGCGTATGTGATAAAAGAATTCAGCGGAACGGACGGCATGGCTATGACGAGGGAAAGTTTTTCTAGATGGCTCTCTAAACAAGAGTCGTCTACGGTTGGTCAGTTAGCGGACTTCAACTTTGTGGATTTGCCGGCAGTGGACGAGTATAAGCATATGATCAAAAGCCAACCCAAACAGAAATTAGACTTGAGCATTCAGGACGAATACCCTGCGTTGCAGACGATAGTCTATCATTCAAAAAAGATCAATGCGATTTTTGGTCCTATGTTTTCAGAGTTAACGAGGATGCTCCTTGAGAGAATAGATACTTCCAAGTTTCTGTTTTACACCAGGAAGACACCTACGCAGATTGAAGAATTTTTCTCTGATTTGGATTCGTCACAAGCGATGGAGATTCTGGAGCTCGACATTTCAAAGTACGACAAGTCACAAAACGAGTTCCATTGCGCTGTTGAGTACAAGATATGGGAGAAGCTTGGTATTGACGATTGGTTAGCGGAGGTGTGGAGACAAGGACATAGGAAAACGACTCTAAAAGATTATACGGCTGGCATAAAGACATGTTTGTGGTATCAAAGGAAAAGCGGTGATGTGACTACCTTTATTGGGAACACAATTATCATTGCTGCGTGTTTGAGCTCTATGATCCCGATGGATAAAGTGATCAAGGCGGCTTTCTGCGGTGACGACAGTTTGATATACATTCCGAAAGGTCTAGACCTACCGGATATTCAAGCCGGAGCCAACCTAACGTGGAACTTTGAAGCTAAATTGTTCAGGAAAAGGTACGGATATTTTTGCGGTCGTTACGTTATTCACCACGATAAAGGAGCTATTGTGTATTATGATCCACTCAAGTTGATATCTAAATTAGGATGTAAACATATTAGAGATGAAGTTCACCTAGAAGAGTTGCGTAGATCCTTGTGTGATGTAACTAGTAATTTAAATAATTGTGCGTATTTTTCACAGTTAGATGAGGCCGTTGCCGAGGTCCATAAGACCGCGGTTGGCGGAGCGTTTGTTTACTGTAGTATAATTAAATATTTGTCAGATAAAAGGTTGTTTAAAGATTTGTTTTTTGTTTGACTAAGTCAATAATGTCTTACGAGCCTAAAGTAAGTGACTTCCTTGCCCTTACGAAAAAGGAGGAAATTTTACCCAAGGCTTTAACGAGATTAAAGACTGTCTCTATTAGTACTAAGGATGTTATATCTGTTAAGGAGTCTGAGTCCCTGTGTGATATAGATTTGTTAGTGAATGTGCCATTAGATAAGTATAGATACGTGGGTGTTCTGGGTGTTGTTTTTACCGGTGAATGGCTAGTGCCGGATTTCGTTAAAGGTGGGGTAACAGTGAGCGTGATTGACAAACGGCTTGAGAACTCCAGAGAGTGCATAATCGGTACGTACAGAGCTGCTGCGAAGGACAGAAGGTTCCAGTTCAAGCTGGTTCCAAATTACTTTGTATCCGTTATGGATGCCAAGCGAAAACCGTGGCAAGTTCATGTGCGTATTCAAAATTTGAAGATTGAAGCTGGATGGCAACCTCTAGCTCTAGAGGTAGTTTCTGTTGCCATGGTCACTAATAACGTGGTTGTTAAAGGTTTGAGGGAAAAGGTCATCGCAGTGAATGATCCGAACGTCGAAGGTTTCGAAGGTGTGGTTGACGATTTCGTCGATTCGGTTGCTGCATTCAAGGCGATTGATAGTTTCAGAAAGAAAAAGAAAAGGATTGGAGGAAAGGATGTGAATAATAATAAGTATAGATATAGACCGGAGAGATACGCCGGTCCTGATTCGTTACAATATAAAGAAGAAAATGTCTTACAACATCACGAGCTCGAATCAGTACCAGTATTTCGCAGCGATGTGGGCAGAGCCCACAGCGATGCTTAACCAGTGCGTGTCTGCGTTGTCGCAATCGTACCAAACTCAAGCGGCAAGAGATACTGTTAGACAGCAGTTCTCTAACCTTTTGAGTGCGATTGTGACACCGAACCAGCGGTTTCCAGAATCAGGATACCGGGTGTATATTAATTCAGCAGTTCTAAAACCGTTGTACGAAGCTCTTATGAAGTCCTTTGATACTAGAAATAGGATCATTGAAACTGAAGAAGAGTCGCGTCCATCGGCTTCCGAAGTAGCTAATGCAACACAACGTGTTGATGATGCGACTGTGGCCATCAGGAGTCAAATTCAGCTTTTGCTGAATGAGCTCTCCAACGGACATGGTCTTATGAACAGGGCAGAGTTCGAGGTTTTATTACCTTGGACTACTGCGCCAGCTAC